GTTTTGTTAAATTGTGTCTCTTAAAGATGTCTAAATATCTATTCATCTCTAACTGAGCTTCTTGGGACTTCTTTTGAAGTTCTCCTAGTTGTTGTGTTTGCAATGCAAAATCGTTCTGCATTGTCTTTATTGCTTCTTCCTGAGTAGCAACTGCTCCTTCAAGTGCCATATTGTTTGCTGTTAGCACTTGGTTTTGTTGGTACAGGTAATAACTACCTAGACCTAATACTAATATAATTCCTATATAAAGTTGGTTCATTATAACTCCTTAATTTTATAATTGAGCCCTTCAGCTCCTCGTATCTCGACTACATCTCCATCTTCGGTTTTGAACTGAAGATATTTATCTTGTTTCTTATAAAACTTTGCAACTATGAATACTTCATCATCTGCGTCACCATATATTGAATTATAACTTACTGTTAGTTCGTAATAAGATAGAAATAGGTTCTTAAACCAGAACCACCAATCGTTTAGTTTTTCTAAAAACTCTTGTTTAGACATGTTCCCAGATTGCTCCTTGGTATAATAATGCCTCTGCTTCTCTTCTTCGTACTAAGCCATCTAAAACCTTTCCACCTGCTTTGTTCCACCTTTTGATTTGAGCAGGTACTCCAGCATGGTCGCCAGAGTTGATGACTTTCAACATTGTTGAAGCTTTGAGATTTCCATTACCGAGATTGAACACCCAAGACACAATTGCATCGAATTGATTCTGAGAAAGTGGAACCGTTACCGCTGTGTTCACATAGGTTTCATACTCCTTAATCTCATGGTTAAACATCTCATCTGCTTCTGACTGAGTTATAGTCATTCCCATACTTACATCTTTTATATGCCCATATCCGATTGTTGGAACTCCTGCAGCACATTTATAGGCTTCAAGCTCACATCCCTCGAACTTCTTAATTAAATTTTTACCTTCTTCTGATATTATCATATTTTTCCTTTTTAAAAATAGGGGGAGAATACACTCCCCCATGTTCGTCAACTTACTAAACAAGTGGTGCTAATGCTAAGAAGGTAATCGCACATATACTTAATAGTAGTAGTACTTCTCCTGTTGCTTCGACATCTGTTTGTCTAATTCCATCTCGAACTTTAAAAGCTAGTGCTTTCATTTTATCTCCAATATTTTCCTTTTAGAGTTTGGAGTTCGAGTTAGTTGTATCGTTAATAATCCGTCTTGTAGATTCACATCTTTTACTTGTAAATCAGGATTAAGAATAAATCCTTGATGAAGGAATCGTTCGCCCTCATCTAGTTTGTGTTGTTTGTTGCCCTTGATATGGAGTTCTTCGCCATCAGCGATTATCTCCAGTTCCGTTTTATTCCAACCTGGCACAGCGATATCTATTCGAAATCCACTGCCACTTTCAATTAAGTTATATCTAGGATAACTACTCTCCGTATAAGTCGGCATAAAGTTGTTATCTAATCCAAGCCAAAATTTAGTTAAATCAATACTCATAATATTTTCCTCCAAATAATCTTTTCAGTATTACTTTGCCTTGCCTCTCGGTCAAGACGCCAAAAAGTAAGCAGATTATTCCACTTACAAAATAATTATATCAAAATTTAACCTTTATGTCAAGAACTATTTTTCGTTGTCAAACTCGATTATACCTTCTGTCTCCAGAAAATCAATCGTAGACTCTATTCCAAATTGCTTTCCAATGGTGTATGACATTCCCATGCCACAAATTAAAATAATAATGTAATTTATATCTATATTTTCTATCATGTCAATATTATATCAATTTTCGCACCTTATGTCAAGAATAATCTATAACCCAGTCAAAAATAGTTCTTGACACGAATAGAAATTTCGTCTATAATATACTTATGAAATGGACAGATGAAGAAAAACAATTTTTGAAACGACACTATAATGATATGTCAACGGAAGACATTGCATCCAAACTGGGACGCAATCCGTCAAATATCGCCTCACAGATATACTATCTAAGAAAAAGAGGTTGGACTTTCAATGCTAAGAGTGATATTCGAGTAAGAAAAGAAACTCCTCCACATGCATCGACAAAAGTGCATCGTGATAGAACTAAGTATAGGAGAAGCGATGCCAAGTATTGATTCCTCTAAAATGCCTATTGAAAAGGCGATTCGCATATTCCGTAGAAAGTGTGATAACGCAGGAATCAAGGAAGAATGTCGGGCAAGACAGCATTACTCAAAACCATCTGCCATCAAATATGAACACAACAAAAGCACACAAAGAAAACGAGCTAGAGACTTACAGAAAGAGATAGAACTTCAAGAATCTCGAAAAAAATTTAGAGTTCCACCAAAAAAGAAGAATCGAGGAAGTAGAAGAAGGTAGTTCAACCCCCAAAAACACTACTACCATCTACAACACTAATATATTTTCTTATCAGATGAACCCATACCAAAACACAAAATCATACCCCTCAGAAAAACACTTCTTGATTTATGATAAAAGTTGTGATATAATAAATACATAATTTAGATTATAAGCCAATACAAACTACCGATTATGGATGTTGCTTCTAATCTGGGAATCGACATATAGGAGCGTAAGCGGATATATGGAGTCCCTAACTAGGAAGAAAAACAATCCATTAATTGTATAAACATATCAACTAAGATAACCAAGCATAATCTAAAACATCTTAAACAGTCTACTCTGACTGTAATAACTCACAACATCCTTACTAATTACTAAAAACTTCTCTCCAATTCAAAGAACTTCCACCAACCAAAATTTTTTAAAGGCGTAAAAAAGCCCAATCTAAGTTGGGCATAATTTACAATGTTCACTAGATTCTAGCTATGCGTTAGGACTTCTCACTACACTAGTATCTTGAAGGATTCTGATTCTTTGAGTCTCTACTGTCTCACGATGTCCGTTAGCGAACTTTAATCTCATTTGGAACCCCGTTGGGGTTTCGATAAGACCAAGTGCTTCCGCGTACAGACCATTCTTGCTAATCAGTTTATCGTTTCGCCTATCTTTTGTTAGTTTTGCTACTCTCATATTTCTCCTAGTTTGATTTCTTCTATTGAATATAATAAGACCTTGAGCGCTTCTTTCGGAGACTTTTCTAGTCCCTGCAAAGACTCATAGTCCTCGTTTAACTCCTCAGCAATGCTAAGCACCAGCTGGGACTTGGTGACTGGTTTCTCTCCAGTTTTTGTGACGTACTCTGTTTTCTTGTACACGCCTTCTCTAGACAACTTACCAATAATAGATTTTACACTCTTATTTAGTTCATCTGCTAGTCTTTCAACTGTATCTCTACTGGGGTTTAACCTGTATTGATTAGTCATCATCTCTACTTGTTCTTCTGTATAATTTAATGCCATGAGTCCTCCCACTCTTTTATCTTCTGTTTTACTCTATAAGTGGATATTCCCCACTCCTCTGCTGCTACTTCAATAGCTTCTTCAGTTCCGTACTTGTTTTCCCAATCCCAGAACTGTCTTTCTCTAGTTGAGTCTTGTGTATGCATCTATCAACTCCTCTCCTACTAGTCTTTCTCCGAACCATTGTGTGTTATCACCAGTTTCGCAGTCAGTTCTATTTATAGTTCCGTTATTGTACTCAACATCTACTACTTTTTTAGTATTGTTTGTTGTATCATACCACATAGAATTGCAACTATGCCCATGAATACACTTAACACTTCTTGCCCATTGTTCTGCTCTAATCAATAAGCGTTGTCTTTCTACTCTTTCCCAGTACTGACTCATTACCACTCTCCTCTATCAAAGAAATCGTACACATAATCGTCACATATTTCGTTAGGATATATAAATCCATCTTCGGTTTCGTACTCTCCATACCAGTCAAAGTCTTCCACTTCAATATCTATCTCGGGGTAGTTCTCTTTGAAGCGAATATTTATGTCTTCACCTTCAATTTCTTCATAATCTATACACGCTATCCACTCTCCATCGTGCATTTCTGTTTCACAGGTAGCAACTCCTACAAAGTTTCTGAACTCATCTTCATATGTCATTCTAGTATTGACACTGTGACCACATTCCTTACTTATTGCTACTGATATGTTCTCAAACATTGGATATGGAGGACTCCAAGCACTATAACCTGATAATGAACAGCTATCGTGGTCTTCTAGATGACACCACTTGGCTCCTACATTATCACAATACCAATTATATGAGTTATCGTCAGAATAATCGTTAGGCATAAAAGGTTGTTCTTCTAGTTCTACGATTTCTCGTACTGTATAAGGCTCTTCTATGGTTTCTCCTGACCAGTTGGTGGTTACGGTTCTTTCCTCAGTTTTTACTAACTTCTCCATTACTTCAGCTTCATGCTCAGTAATGTTAAAATATACATGATTTGCCATTATATGTCTCCCTCTGCTCTAACTTCTGAGCG